GATTCTGACAATTGAGGCTTCTGTCCAGTGGCCCTTGAAGTCCTCGACAACGGTCCATGTGCCTTCCTCGTACATGAAGTCGGCGGTGTACGAAGCCCCTCTATAGGTACGCCCATTGTTTCTAAAGCTCTCGCACAAAATAAACTTTGGCTGTAGCTTCAGGTCACTGATTTCCCCTGCTTGCTCCAACAGCTTGAGCTCGGCGTATCTGTTCGATTCCCCTTTGCTATCGAATTTGATCCCATCCAGGATAGTTTTCACAGCGCCAAGTTTGTTTGTTTTTGGTACGCCGTCAAACAACGTTTCTAGCTCAGGATTCAGGTCCCTTACGTCCTTTGACACCTTCATTGCTTTTGCCCGTCCATTTTGCAAGAATGGCAAAAACGCCACCGAGAGCAATAACGCCAACCATGCCACCGATACAGAATCCTAGCCATAAATTGTTCAGAAATAGTCCGTCTGGTGTGATGTCCATAATATCCCCATTTGTTCCAATAACTATACAACCTTCAGCAAAAGTTGTCAAAAGCTGAGTAATGTTCTTGAAAGTTCATGCGGTTTATGTTAAACTCTGAATATGGCTACCGATGTACGGGCAACAATGCGGGGCAAGTCAGAAGTCCAAAAAGAGCATTTGGAAGCACTGAAAGATTACTTTTTTGCTCACCCGATGCTTGATCTTGTTGAACTTTCCAGGCTCTCCAAGGAAATTGTCGGGGTGAATGTTCCCCATAACGCTTTGTCGGATTACCAGAAAAACGGGGATGAGAACTGGACAGTCGCTCGTGAGGCATCGTTAGGCCGAATACTTTGCCCTCACTGCGAAACCGATATTACCGACAATATCAAAATATCTGTTGGTGAAGCCGCATTCCAGGTTCAGGAAGTAACACGTTATTTATTCGAGAGCATTCAACGGGCACACGAAAGCAAAAGCAGGGTCGATCCAAGCCAGATTAAGATGTGGTTGGATTTGCTGAAGCAATCGGGAGCGGATTTACAAGGAAGCTCGGCCCAAACTACATTTGACGAGATGATCGATACAGTCAATGAAGTGATGCGTCAATGAGAAACGTAAGGTGGACTCCTCATCAGGTCCGGGAGTTCACAAGATGCAAAAAAGACCCATGGTACTTCATAGAAAATTACTGTTGGCTTGAGCGCGAGTCAACAGCGGAAGTTCTCCCCTTTAATCTTCTCCCTTTCCAGGTAGAAATTCTAAACGAATTAAAATTAGGCAATAACATTCTGGTCAACAAGTCCCGCCGGGTTGGATGGTCATGGATTCTGGCTGCGTTCTCGGCCTGGGAAACGAATTTCCACAAGGGGGTTAAGATTCTCTTGCTGTCTCGAACCGAAGAGGACGCCATTGCGGTGCTGGATAAGGTCAAGTTTATCTTGAATAATGTGGCCTATCATGATGCGGATACCATCGAGGCTGCTACATCAGCCGATTGGTTGGTTGGCGCGATTACTACGTCGAACCAGTCCATGTTAGTCAGGGCCTTCAGAAATCCACAGGGCAAGATCAGTCACTTGAGCAGCGTTGTCAGCTTGACCAATACCGACCAGTCTGGCCGGGGTCGTGGCTGTAAATACTTGTTTATGGATGAGTTCGCATTCTACGATCATGACTGGATTACATGGCGTGCCATTTCAAAGACTGTCATTGGCGGTGGCACTTGGGCGGTGGGCAGTTCGCCCAATGGCGTTGGCAATAAATTTCACAAAATGGTGTCCGATGCCAAGCTGGGGGAGAATATTAGAAACGGCAAGCCTCTATGGAAGTACATTGAGGTTCACTGGTCAGAGTCATGGATATCCGCTGAGGAAGTCGAAGCAGATAAAGCAACGTCTGATGCCGAAGATGCGGCCCAGGAATGGGAACTGGAGTTCAGAACTTCCGGTAATCCGGTATTCGACCCCACTCATTTAGCCAACTGCTACAAGCCCATCGAGGAGTACCCAGAACTTGAGCGGGAACTTGAGAAGTATAGAGAAAAGGTTTTCTCCGGGGATGGTATAACCCAGTACTACAGTGGCGCAGATACCATGATGGGCAAACTGCACCGAAAATCTTCTGAGAAAGATTACAACTCGTTTACCGCTTTGACGGATAGTGGTATCCAGGCCCATCATTACTCCAGTCAGGAGTCTTTGGACAGTTGGGCCGGCCACGAGATGGACAATCCGGCTGGGGGGAAGGTAAAAATTCCTGGTACGCTGTCGGGCCTCCACAAAGATCACCCTGGAATTCTAAAGATAGAAGAGCAGGGCGGGGGCGATGTTGCTTACGCCTTACATGAGTTGCCCGCTGATGGTATGTCTGAGGTTTATAAATTCCAGCAGGTACAGAAGACCAAATGGGGTGGCGTCGAGAGGTTAAAGATAGCGGTAAACACTCATCAGCTTATCATTACCTCCCTGAGAACCTATATGCAAATGCAGGTCTTTCAGGACAACGGGCCGGGGGCAAATCGATATTCTGCTCCTCCAAGTTATAACGACGATGACGTTTTGAGTTTGATTATCTCCCATGAGAACATGTTGGCCAATGGTGGCCGGGAATTTTCATGGGGGGCTGACGCCACCGTGCTGACAAGGTCTTCTGATTCAGGAAAAGTGGCTGTTACCGATAAAGAAATCACCCAAATGTATGGCCCCATGGCCAGTGTGGAAACGATGCAAATGTCCCGACGACTAGCTGATGATGTTGGCGGTCCTGGTCAGTTTGCCGTACCAGAGGTTAATATGCCGGCACCGGATTTGGATTTAATGAGAGAAATGAATGCTAGCAATGTCGATCCATTCAGTAGCAGCCGAAACAAGATACCGTTAGGGCCAAAGAAAAGAGGCGGGGTATGAAGTGCCAAAGAGAGGGCTGCAATAACGAACTAAAGACCGGAAAAAAGTTCTGCTCCAGTCTGTGTTCGGCAAATAGAATGACCGCAAAGGCAATGCCGGTAATAACCTCCACCGGCCAAGAGGTTCCAGACGATATTCGCAATTTGGTTACAGGTTTGGTGGGCGAGAACAGCCCCGATGTCTTGAATATGATGGAGATTATTTTAGCCGAGCAGTCTGGAGACATTGTTAAGGTTCCTGCCTTAAGCAAAGTGAGGACAGTTGGCGATTGGGTTATGTCATGGAACGGGAAAGATGATTATCGCCCCACAGATGCCCTGACCTACGATACCGCAAAACAAATGGCCAAGAATGGCGTCGTCAAGTTTGCGACCAAGGCGAAGTTAGCCGGAGCACTCGCCCCCTTCAGGTCTCAGAGAACATGGCGCATGTGGAGTGTGGATGAACCGCTCAAGGAGGCCACGACTCAAGCCATGGATCGGATCATCTTCAGGATGGTCTCCAATGCCATGGACTCCATGTTCGTATTTGGGAACTCCATGCAAGAAACCGTTTACGCCAATTTTACTTCCTTTCAATTAGGTATGTCCAAGTCTCGCGGCGCACAGACAACCTGGACGATGCCCAAATTACCGAAGCAGGTTGACCCTGAAACCGTTGATCGTATTCGTCGCACCGGAAATTTCAAGTTCAACGGCTTTGTTCAGAAACCAACTATTTCGGGCCGAGGAAACAACTTTGGTGAAATTATTGTTCCGGTTCAGAACGCTTTGGTGTTAGTAAACGAAGAAAGGTTCCGTAATTTGTGGGGCGAATCTTCCTATGAAGCTGTTTATCCTTTCTGGTTTTGGTACGAGGTTACGATACGGGCCATGGTCAGGTACATGGAGCGGATGGGCACCCCTGTCACCGTGGTACGTGCGCCATCGAAGAAAATGGTTCGCAAACCCGGAACGACGGCCGAACTGGTTGACGCCATGGTGTGGGGCTTGGCTGTGGCTGCCAATGCGGGGGTCACGTCGGCTCTTGCGCTACCATCCGATTTGGACCCTGATACACAGAAGCCATTGTGGGGCATAGAGTACCTCTCCTCTCAAGAAAGATCACAGCCATTCATTGAAGTCCTTGAGCAATTAACACAGATCATTCTACGGTCAATGGTTATCGCAGATCGAGCGGTCTCGAAAGACTCCGGCACCACAGGCTCTTACGCCATGGCCGAAGTGCATTCCAGAGCCAATGCGGTTCAGAACCAAATGATTGTTGCCGGCGTTGTCGATGCGCTAAACGAGTATTTCTTTCCGTGGATCGCCAGATTTAATCGAGGGGACAATTATCCCCCCTTGCGAATTCTGACCCAAGGGCTTGATGTTCAAGACATCAATATGATTACAAAACTATTCGGCGTATCGGGAAATGTTTCTTCAGCCCAGGACGCACTAGGCAGAATTGATTACGAGCGCATGGCCACCGATGCCGGCATCGCCTTTTTGGACGAAGCGCAGTATAAGAAAAAGAAGGAAGATCTCGAGACCGAATCCCTTAAGCGCCAAGAAGATCAGCTAAAGATGGCCAAGAAGCACGAGAGTCCGAATGTAGCCAAAGAGCCCAAGCAGAATGTTCCTAATCCGGCAAGAGAAGAAGCCAAAAAAGAACAGCAGGCTTATGCCGACTTGGTCGAACTTCTTGGAGGCGAAGGCGGGGTGCCTCTGATCATGTCCGCAGACGATTACGAGAAATATGGAATCCATGTTGAAACCGGCGAACCCACAACGATAGAGTTGTACAATCCATTCCATGACCGAAAAGGCAGGTTCGCCAAGGGACGTGGTGGACGTGGTGGTGGTGGAGGCGGCGGCGGCGGAG